CTTCCGCTCCCCTAAGAAAAACTCCAAGTACGAAGATGGCCGTATCGGTATCAAGAAGATCGCCATTCGTGCGCCTTGGACTGTAGAGAGTTTTGAAGTAGACCAGAACACTGGTGAAATCCTCGGAATGTATCAGGAAGCCAACTGGGGCAAACGCCCTGCTCTGATCCCCGTAGAAAAGTCCGTTTACTACCGCACTACAAGCCTGAACAATGACCCCTCTGGCAGATCGGTACTCCGCAATGCGTATGTTAGCTACACATATCTCAATAAGATACAGAGTTATGAAGCCATTGCTATTGAGCGAGAGTTACATGGCGTGCCTATTGGCCGTATGCCTGCGGAGTATATGAGTGCTGATGCCTCTGTAGATCAAGCTGCACTTCGTGGTCAATTTGAACGTATCCTTCGCGACTTGAAGAACAACGAACAAGGCTATGCTCTGCTTCCCTCTGACCTTTATGTAGATGCAGACGGTAAGCCTACCAGCCAACGTCTTATGGATGTGGAACTGATTACTGCAAATGGCTCTCGCTCCATCGACATTGATCCTGTGGTTAAGCGTTACCAGCATGATATTGCTCGTAGCCTTATGGCTGAGTTTCTTATGCTTGGTTCTGGCAGTGGTTCTTACGCTCTGTCAAAGACTAAGACGGACCTCTTCCTCCGCTCCCTCGAAAGCTACATCAACACGATTGTAGATGTCCTGAACAAGCAACTCGTAGAACGTCTGTGGCAACTGAATGGCCTTGATTGGGCTACCATGCCTAAACTTGTAGCTGGTGACGTTGCTCCGCATGACCTTCGTGAGATTGCAGCCTTCCTGCGTAATATTAACAACGCTGGTATTGAACTTCAAGAGCATCCCGAAGTGGTCACTGATCTTATGGCTATTGCTGAGATCGACTTTGATCGTAAGAAGTATGAAGAACGTCTGGCTGCTGCGCCTGTTGCAGAAGTTGTCCCTGAATCTTAGGAGTAAAACATATGCCTGATTGGGGACAATACATCCTTCGGGATAGTTACTTTTCCATCGCCCAAGGCCAGATTAGTGGCTACACCCTTGTCCATGTCACTGGCTACAATCCTGACATTGATGCTGGTGCAGATGAGACAGTCTGGGCTGCTGGTGGCCTCTACCCTTGGTCCGTTTGGGATTCTAGCCGTCTGGTTACTGTAGTCTCTGCATCTGCCCTAGACACTGGCTCTGTAGTTGTCTCTGGCTTGGACGCAAGCTACAACGTCATTACCGAAGAGATTGATTGCACTGGAACCACCCCGTCAACTGGTGCAGTCGTTTTCAAACGTGTCAACTCCGCTGTCTACAAGAATGGTGCCACGAACAACGCTGGTAACATCACCCTGACAGCCAACGGCAACACTATCGGTCTTATTACGGCTGGCATTGGTCAAACCCTGAATGGCATCTACACAGTCCCCGCTGGTCATACGGCCTACATTCTCACGGGAGACTTTAGTGTTCAGAAGAACGAGGATGCTCAAGTTCGTTTCTTCATTCGTCCCTTTGGTCAAGGCTTCCGTATTGCTCACATTAGTGAAGTGTTCCAAGGCACCTACCGATATGATTTCATTGTCCCTGTAGCTATGCCTGAGAAGACGGACCTTGACGTTCATGCCTCTCTCGTAGCGACAAACAACACCCGTTGTACTACAAATTTCTCTATGGTTTTGGTGAAGAACGATGCCCTACAGTAGTAATGATGATCTGCCCAAGGCAGTACGAGACAAACTCTCCCCTCACCAACAATCAGTCTTCCGCAATGTCTTTAACTCCATGATGGGTGAGGACGGCATGACAGAGAGTAGGGCCTTCGCTGGTGCTTGGTCTCAAGCTAAACAGGCTGTAGCCAAAGCTGAGTATCAAGGCCGTGAGGTTGAACTCGACAAACCCTTCCGTATGCCTGCTGGTTCTACCAAGAAGTTTGGTGTCTACGTCAAATCTGGTGACAAGGTTAAGAAAGTTACCTTCGGTGATCCCAACATGGAAATCCGCCGTGACGATCCTGACGCTCGTAGGAATTTTCGCTCTCGCCACTCCTGCGATGCCGCCACAGATAAGACAACTCCCCGCTACTGGTCATGCCGCATGTGGGAAGAAGGAACCTCGGTCTCTGAGATGACTAGCAAAGCAGAAGTCCAGATCGAAGGTCAAATCCTTAAGCAGATGGACGAAGAGCGTCTGGCCTTTGGTTGGGCTTACGTCTCTACCGTCAAAGGTGAGGTTAGTCTGGATCACAGTGGTGAGTTCATTCGCCCAGATCAGATTGCCAAAGCCGCTACTAATTTTATGCTTTCCATGAGAACCGCCAAAGCTATGCACACTGGTGAGAAGATCGGGGAAGTTGTTCATTCCATGCCCTTGACTAACGACATTGCCAAGGCATTGGGTATCCAATCGGACCGCGAAGGTTGGGTAATCGCACTGAAAGTTTATGACGATCAAGTGTGGCAGGATGTTAAAAGCGGTAAACTGGCTGCGTTCTCGATTGGTGGACGAGCCTTGAAGGAGATGGTGTAATGCCCACCGAACTCGTAAACTTGGAACTTGAAGAGGTTTCCTTGGTCGATATGGGCGATGACCCACTCGCTAAGGTTGCTCTCTACAAGCGCAGCCCGGAAGGGGAACACATGGATAACGAAACTACTGAAGAAGTCCAAAAGGTCGATGAGACTAACGTCACTGACGAGACTGATAGCGCAGCTAACACTGCTGAAAAAGGCTACAAAGAAGACATGAAGCCCGCCGATAAGATGGACGACATGGAAGACGACGAAGAAGAGATGATGGAAGAGGAAGGCAAGAAGCCCACTCGCAAGTCTTGGAAAGCAGAGGCTCTGGCATTTGAAGATGTCAACAAGATGCTTCTGGAAGAGATCGAAACCTACAAGGCCAAGGTTGCTGAACTCGAAGCTGCTGTAGTCACCAAGGCTGCGCCCGCTGAAGAGATGATGGAAGTTGAAGGCGAGATGATTGCCAAGTCAGCTATCCCTGCACCTATCCTGAAAAAACTAGAAGAGATGCAAAAGGCTGTTGAGGTTGAAGCACTCCGTAAACGCGCCGAAGAGGTACTCCCGAACTTCAAGGGTACTGCTGATGAGCGTGGTAAACTGTTGAAGTCTGTAGGCACCGACGAAGGTATGCTTGCACTTCTCAAGGCTGCTGACGCTGCTTTTGCTGGTGTCTATCAGGAAGTCGGTAAGACCGATGCAGAAAATGACCTGAAAACTGCCGCTGAAAAGCTGAAAGACCTTACGAAAGCCTATCAAACTGAAAAGGGCGAGAAGAGTTTCGAGAAGGCATACGCAGCTATTGTTAAAACCGCTCAGGGCCGCGCCCTCGTGCTTGAAACCTACAAAAATTAATAAGGAGCCTCTATTATGGCATTTACGGAACGTATGGCTACCCGCACTTCTATCTCGGGTGCAGCTATTGCTCAATTCACCTTTGTTGCTGGCCCTGCTTCGGATGGTCAGATTGATCCCTGCGGCGATGGCGCTCGTGCTTGCGGTGTGGCCCTGACTTCGGCTGCTGGCGCTGGTGAAGCTGTCACGGTTGCTTACGATGGTCGTGTGACCGTCAAGGCTGCTGGCAACATCACTCGCGGTGCTGCTGTCGCTTCGGACGCTTCGGGTGAAGCTGTTGCTGCTGGCTCGGGTGACATCATCCTCGGCTACGCCCTTGAAGCTGGTGTTGACAACCAAATCATCACTGTCGAATTGTCTCGCGCTGATAAAGCCGCAGCCTAATCTAGTTTGAAATAAGGAACACTACAAATGGCTATGTTGACTCCCAGCGCCGTTCATATCGACGCACCGCTTACCAACCTGACGGTTGCCTTCCTGCAAGACGCTAACGGCTTTATCGCTGACCGCGTTTTCCCGAAGGTTTCGGTCTCTAAGAAAACCGACAAGTACTACATCTACAACCGTGCAGACTTCAACCGTACTGGTCAAGTCCAAGCCCGTGCGCCCCGTACTCAGGCTCCTCGCGTTGGTATGACCCTCTCGCAGGACACCTACTCGGCTGACGTGTACTCGCTGGCTACCGACTACGACTTCTTCACCTTGGCTAACGAAGATGCCGCTCTGGACATTCGTGCCGCTGGCGCACAGATGCTGACCCACCAACTCCTGATCGACCGCGAAATCAAGTGGGCTAACACCTACTTCGCTGGTGGTGTCTGGGGTACGGACTGGGATGGTGTTGCCTCGTCGCCTTCGGCCTCGCAGGTTATCCAGTGGTCGGACTACACGAACTCGACCCCAATCACTGACGTGACCCGCATCATGCGTACCGTCCAACTCAAGTCGGGTGGCTTCAAGCCCAACGTGATGGTTGTTGGTAAAGAAGTCCGTGACACTCTGGTCAACCACCCCACGATCCTTGCTCGTCTGAATGGCGGCGCTACCGTGACGAACACCGCTCTGGTGACGGATGCCAAGCTGGCTGAAATCTTCGGTGTGGAAGAGTTCATGGTCATGGAAACCGTGAAGAACACCGCTGCCGAAGGTCTGACCGAATCGAATGCGTTCATTGGTGGCAAGCTGGCTGGCTTCTACTACCGTCCCCGTTCTTCGGGCCTGATGATCCCCTCGGCTGGCTACACCTTCACTTGGGACGAACTGGAAGGCGCTTCGGGCCACGGTATCGCTATCAAGTCGTATCGCGGTGACTATCTGGCTATCGACGGTGTTGCTGAAGTTCTGGAAGCCAACTTGGCCTACGACCACAAGGTTGTGTCGGCTGATCTGGGTGCTGTTATCGACAGCGTTATTGCCTAACTAACGTAAGGAGTGGGAGAGATGACCCGACCGTTTCTCCCCTTCTTCAATCCTGCCCGTCCAGTGTTTGTCAAACAGTATGGCATTCAACTGGCGGGTAAGGTTTGGAAGAAGGGTGACAGATTTAACTGGGAGTTCTTCGGAACCCCACAGGAAGTTATCCAACAGTTGTTCTTCAATGACATGCTTCACCACAATGAGGCTCTAGAGGAAGTAGCTGCTAAGAAAGTTTCCATTGGCGATGGTCTTGAGGAATACTCAGTTGACCAACTACACCTTCTTGTAGCCAATATTAATGGCAAGGTGAAAGCCAAGACAAAGAATAGCACAGAGTTCATGCAGAAGAAGTGTGCCACTAGCAAGATCAAAGATAAACAGGTTGGTCTTATTCGTCGGTGGCGTATCTCTTATGGGGACTTAGAAAACTAATTGATGAGGCGAACAAATGTCTTGGTCCTATTCCGCAAGTGACTTAACTACTACTACCAGTGCAGGTAGGATCAACACTGTTCGCCTTCTTGTAGGTGACACAGATACCACAGACCAACTGGTCCAGAACGAAGAGATTACCTTTGCTCTCTCCCAGACGGGTGATAACGTCTACTACGCTGCTGTGTGGATTTGTAGGGCTATCGCTGCTAAGTTCAGCCGTATGGTCACTACCACTCTTGATGGTGCCTTGAGTGCCAACTACAGCGACAGAGCAAAGCAATACACTCAACTGGCTACCCAGATCGAAGCCCAAGGCAAGAAGACCTCTGGTAAGGCTCTGGGTGTTTCCGCTGGTGGTATCTCTGTAGCTGCAATGGGTGTAGCTAACGCTACGACTGATCGTGTGATGCCTGCTTTCAGTGTTACCCAGTTCGACAATACAGAGGCGGGAGATCAGTACATCCCCGAAGAACCCAATGGCATTTGATCCCTCTACTCTGCGTCAACTGATTAACGAGCATGGAATAGCCCTCACGCTTCGAAAGAGAGCCGCCAGTGCGTATAGTGATGCTACGGGTACTGTGACTACCACAAACACAGATTACACTGTACGGGGCTATTTCTACGACTATACGCCAGACATGATTGATGGCAACTCTATCCTCCGTGGTGATCGTAGGGTTGTCTTGGACAGTAAGCTGACAAATGGATCAGCTACACCAGAACCAGATGCCACAGACCAGATCATTGGTCTTGGTGATACGGTCAACATCGTCAAGGTTATGGAGATCAAGTCTGGTAGTGCTACGATGTGCTATCAGTTGCAAGTGAGGGAATGATATGGTTCAACGGTCATTATCAAGCCTCATAAAGAAGATTGAACAAGACTTAGATCAAGTAAGAGATGAATTTCTCCGTATTGTTGCCGAAGACCTTGTGGCATCTTCACCTGTAGATACGGGAACATATGTAAGCAACCACTCAATCACTACCTCTTCTGGTGCAGGCGGAACTAAGAACTCTCACGGAAAAGGCCCTGATACTGGTGTAGCTAGGGAAGAAGCCCTAAAAAAGTTGAACGATCAGATTTCTAAACTGCCACCAGATGCAGCTACAGTTTATATAGCTAATCGAAGTCCTTATGCCAACAAGGTTGAGTATTCTGGGTGGGGTAGAACTGGCCCTTATCAAGTTTTTACGAGTGTTAGGAACAGGGCTGGTATTCATCTTCAATCAGCTATCAATAAAGTCAGAGACATCCAATGACAATCATTAATGACATTCGTGCTTGCCTAGACACACACCTCTCTGGCACTGCTGGCATCCCTACTATTGCCCGTCAGAACGTCCCGTTTGAACCCACTACTGGCACTTCCTATGTGAAGGCCGACATGATCCCCACCTCTCGTAGAGCCGCTGTACGAGGGCTTAACCCACAGCAACGATATGATGGCCTCTACAGTCTCTTGATCTGTACACCAGAGGGTCTGGGGCCGGGTGCTGGTTACGACATTGCCGACCTGTTGCTGGCTCGGTTTAACGCTGCTACAGACATCTCTTTCAACGGTTTGATTATCTCTGTAGACTACTCTGAGGTCAGGACGAGTTTCCTTGACTCACCCTTTTACTGCACACCCGTTACCATTGCTTGGTACGTTTACAACTGATAAAGGAAACTAAATATGGCCTTCTCTCAAGGTAGCCGCTCTGGCCTCTCCTACGTTACTGAATCGACCTTTGGTGTTACTCCCGGTACTCCCGCTCTGGTCCAACTGCCCTACAATACTCACTCGCTGGAAATGACAAAGGACCGTGTAAGCGGTAACGAAATCCAGCCGGATCGTATGCTTCGTGTTGATCGTCATGGCAACCGTCAAGCTGGTGGTGATATTGTTGTTGACCTGCGTAAAGCAGACTTCGACCCCTTCCTCGAAAGCGCCTTTATGAGTGCTTTTGCAGATTCGGCTACTATCGCCACTCTGACTGCTACCAGTGCTGCTGGTGTTGCTACTCTTACCTTTACGGCCCAGCCCACCCCTCCGTTCCCGGTTGGTTCTGCTATCACTGTTGCGGGTATTACACCTTCGGGCTTCAACGGCACCTTTACTGTGACTGCTTGCACCACGACCTCTGTTTCGTATGCTAACGGCACTGCTGGACCGCAGACTGTTGCAGGCACCATCAAGAACCGTGCTTTGAAGGTTGGCTCTACACCCAAGTCTTTCAGCATCGAAGACGCAGCCGCTGACATCTCTCAGTTCCGTCTGTTCACGGGTATGACTGTCAACACTCTCGCAGTGTCGATTAAGCCCAATTCGATGATTGCTGCTACGTTCAGCATGGTCGGCAAGGACATGGCTATCTCTGGCACTTCGGTTGACCCTACCAAGACTGCAAGTTCCACTAACCAGCCTTTTGACGCTTACTCTGGCGCTATGGCTATCGGTAACGCTGGTGCTGCACTCTCTTCTGTAGCCATCATCACTGGTATTGACTTCTCCATCACCAACGCTCTGGCCCCTACCTTTGTTATCGGCTCTGACTCTACTCCCCAGCTTGAGTTTGGTATGGCTACTGTTGAAGGTACGATCACTGCTTACTTTGAAGATGCTTCGCTGATTAACCGCTTTGTCAACGAAACGACTTCTGCTTTCCAAGTCACTGTGAACGATCCCAGTGGGGCTTCCAACTACACGTTCCACTTCCCCCGTGTTAAAATCAACGGTGCGAGTGTTCCTGTGGATGGTCCGACTTCGCGTATTGTAACTCTGCCCTTCGTTGCTCTGTACGATACGGTTGAGAACAGCAATATCGAAATCATTCGTAACCCCACTTAATGTAATCCCTTCGGGGCTAGGGTGGTTGGCTTGTCGGGGGTTGACCACCCGCTTTAATTCTTTCCCGGCGCTTCGCTAGTTGCTTACGCAACACACTACAACAACAAACACATAGGACATCCCGACAATGGCCGATCTATTCAATATGATCCCGACCGACGACACTATTGTTGTCACCATTAAACACCCTGTGACCGAAGAGGTTCTTACCAAAGACGATGGTAAAGAGATGACGATCACGGTGTACGCACCACACTCTAGCGTCTACAAATCCACTGTTCACGATCAGACTAACAAGCGCATCCAGAAAGCTGCTAAAGGTAAGAAGGTTACTTTTACTGCCGAAGAACTGGAAAATGCTACGCTTGATCTTCTGGCGAAGACTACTAAAGACTGGTCCATCCAGCTTAATGGTAAGTCCCCGAAGTATTCTATTGGTGAAGCAATGGACCTTTATGCCAAACTTCCTTGGCTCAAGCAACAGGTTCTTGAAGCACAAGAGGATTACTCTGCTTTTTTGAAAGCCTAATCCTTGATCTAGAGGAGTACGCAGAGTGGGATTTCAAACTCTCTATTCCTGACAAAGATGGTGTAACTGAAAAAGAACATTTAAGGGAAGTGGAAAAGCAGTCTGGACACACGCCATTGGCTCTACAGGGACCAGAGTTCCCAGAGTTGTTGGAATACGTCTGGACTGCTTTTTTATTGCTCAACAACACCAGAGGTCAAGGGTTCTCAGGACCATTACCTATCAGTTACCAAGAGATTGATGCTTGGCAACGAATGACACAGAACACATTGCTGCCTTGGGAGATTGAGGCGGTTAAACGACTAGACGCAGTTTACTTGAGGGTTGTGAACAAACATGGCTGATATTACCGTCACTACAGACTTTTCGCAAGTCAACAACCTGAAAGAATCCCTTCAAACGCTGCCCCCGGCTTATGCTCGTGTTGTAGATAGCGTCCTCAGAGAGAACAACAGACT